TGACGTAGAGAGGAGATAGACCTATAATTAGTAATAATACTGCTATGCTCATTACAGACATAGCTTTGATAACTGCAAATTTTATCATGTTTCAAAAAATTGCTAATGTTTTGAGTATCATTTCATTCATAATGGTAGCTTCTATGAGTGGCGGAGCATATTTAGGTTACAAGTATGTAACTTCAGAACAGTTCAAATCAAGAGTTATGAATGAAATCCTTGGGAATGTTCAAGGCATGATGCCAAAAGTGTTAGAAAAAGAACTTCCTGAGATGGTACAGCCACCGATGGATTTGCCAGAAGGTTTTGGTATATGAACTGTTGGCATTGTAAAACTGAATTGATCTGGGGTGGAGATCATAGCTTAGATGGAGAGGATCATCCATTAAGGTCTGGCGAATACAGTATGATTACTAATCTTTCCTGTCCTAAATGTAATTCTTTTGTAGAAGTTTACCTTCCTAGAGATGCCTACGATTGAAATACCTGATATTCAAATTCGTGAGATATATATTCCAGATGTTCCAGAAATATATAGTCCACATTATGTAACTATTACAAAACCACCTGAGATTGATGTTCCTGGTTGTACTTATCAGCATCGTGATATAAAAAATACTGGTAATCATAATTTATTATTGGAAGATCCAAATGGTGTATTTACAACGTGTGATTTTCCGTTTCCTAGCTTTGTTCCTCTTGACTATACACCTGAGAATTTAGTAATAACTGAGGAAGCACCTATTAGTAACGATCCACCGCCCTTACCAGAAACAGAACAGCCAGATATTCCTCCACTACCTGACCCTCCCCCACCAGATTTTCCTCCCTGTCCTGGCAAAAATGACCAAAGAGTAGGAGACTTTCGTAACGATAAAAAGTTAGAACGTGTTATTGGACATGAGAGAGGGCAGGATGGAAGTGAGTGCATAACTCTTTATGAAGCAGTTGAGTGGAAAGAACAATACATTCCGTCTGCTCCTCAGTTTGTTGGGGTCTTTAGCCTTGCTTTGGTTGGTGCTTCTGCACCATTGGTACTTCAGCTTGTACGGCCTTTAGTGAAACAAGTTGTTACTAAGCTAACTAAAAAACGAAAGTAACATTGTTACGGATTGAAAACATATTGAGAGTTATATACCTTTCATGTTATAGTAAGTAGGCAATAAACAATTTCATTTTTATGAAACACAAATTCCAAAACAGAACTGAAAACATCCTTGAAAAAGATGACAGGCTTTATTTTCACTTCAATCAATTTGACAGAGAAATTAGTTTAGATTTTCATTCTGCAAGAAATGATGTCACAGAGTATTCAATGTCTCTTGATAAATTCATTAGTTCATTACAAACCTCTATTTCTAATTTTGATAAAGCTGAACTAGAAGTAATGAAAACACTCGCTGCTGTTCTATTTACAAAAATAAGAGAAATAGAAAAAGCTGAAGCTGAAGCAGAACTTAAAGAAACTGAAGAAAAAGTAACTCAAACAGTATGACTTCACAAATAGAAAATGCCCTCTCAACTTTATATGAGGGCATAGACTATTCTCTAGAATTTATTACTCCAGAAAAAGCACAATTTTATCTGGAGAAAAATTTTGAGAATAATCGCAAGATTAGTAGAAATAATCTTGAAGAATTAAAAAGAGAGATGAGAAATAGTCGTTTCATCTTATCTGATTCTGCCATTTGTTTTGATAAAGATGGCACTCTGGTCAATGGTCAACATAGATTACTTGCTGTTGTACAAACAGGAATGGTACAACCATTTCTTGTTGTCAAAAATATGCCTAGCAAATCTAAGCAAATAATGGATGTTGGTAAGTCTAGGTGTATGTCTGATCGTATTACTGTTAGTGGTGTCAGGATTAGTAGAAGAGATTGTGCGACCATAAGACACGCTATGGCTGCTATAAATAGCACAACTGGTACTGAGCAGTATTCAAGACCATGCCATGATGCCATAGTTGCAGAAACTTATTTGAAACATAATCAGTTTCTTTTTCTTATGAGTAAAGTCTGTCCTACAAATACAACAAGGGTCAGATCATTTTTTCTTGGAGCAGCATTAAAAATCTATGCTGAAATGACTTATAACACTCAAAATCCAAGACATAAAAAGTACAACCATACAATGAATCCTAAAGAAAGAGCATTGCATTGGTTGAATATTGTCACTACAGGCATGGCAAGTCCTATTGATGGTCTTGATAGAGATATTAAGCCATGTGATAGAGCAGCACAGATTATTTTTACCAAGTCCTGTGACAGCAGCCTTAAAAGGTCATATTGGAATAGTGCTGAAGCCTTTGCTCTTACTGTTAGAGCAGCCCATAATTTTATGATTGGTTTAGACACTCAATTTCTTAAAATTCCAAAAGATGATCCTTTCAGAGATTTCATAGAGTTACCTTCCACCAACAAGATAATGACTATGACATCAAATTGACGTTACAATGTTTTTAATTACTTTTAACCAATGAATGAGAATCTACAGCGATTATCAATTCAAATAACAAAACATCAGTACAATTTGTTGAAATATCATCAAAAACCAGGTGTTTCAATATCTCTTCTTGTCAGACAAGCTCTTGATAAACATTTTGCTGAAGCCGACCAGATTCTTGGAGAACAGGCTATTGAAGATGCTAAATATGAAGAGTATGAAAAATATATGCTTGCTCAAGAAGCAGCAGGTATAAAAGAAGATCCAATAATGGCTGATGCGAGTTGTCTTTTCTGATTTACTGCTATACTAAATGTGATTCATCCAAGAATCCCATTGCAACACAAGAAATAGGTAAGATGTTTGGAAGGGTCTTACCTATTTTTTTTGTTTTGTTGTAAGATAATAAAACCTTATTCAACATGGCGAAGGATAGGGTGTCTAGGTAGGCAAGTCTAACCGTGCTTGCCTACTGCTTTATTTTGTGAGTATGTGGGATAACTTGATTTGGTGGAATATTAACAACAATATCTTCACAGGTAACAGCACTAGGAGTATTAGGCTTGAAATAAACTCCATCTTTTGCCATTTTTGAACACATTTCTAAACGATATAGGCTGATTTCCATTTTAGTTTTTTTAATTAATAGTCTTTGAGCATCTATATTTACCTGAGTAGCTTCATGACAAAGTGCTGGAGACTTTCCTAATGGAATATTTAGCTGCATACTAATTCCATAGTTTAAATTATAATTATCTTTTTCAAATCTAGGAGTCTCTTGAACATATTTTATCTCTCCAGTATTTTCGTCATATATGTTCTGCCTAGTGACCTGTTCTATTGGTCTGTTAAATGACCAAGCATCTGTTAAATAAGGAGTAATCGTTAGGCTAGGAGAAGCACAGACAATACCTTGACTCATTTTGAAAGAAGGCATTGATGATGGAGTTATCATCGTTGCATTATTATTTACAACTCCTTGAGCATTAGAGCTAGGACTTGCAACTGTTGTATTAGCCAAAACTTTTGTAGGACAAAGCAGTAATGCTACTGCCCAAAGGTAGTTGTAGTTTCTACTGTGGTTGTTGTATTTATTGTTCTTGATATTGTGGTTACTGTGTCTAATCCTGGTGTGATTAGAGTTTCTTGAAGAGAAAAAGCTGATCCTGGAGTTGATATTTTCCATCTTGGTACAGCTTCTAAGTTTGGCGAAGTCCAACTGAAACTTACCCCTCCAACTGTTTGTTCTGTAAGAGTTGTAGCTGTGGGGTTGATATATCCATTAAGATCAGAACTTTCAATATTATGTCCACTTGCTGAATAAGTATATCCAGACCTATATTGATGACTTGTGATGGTTTCATTTATTACTGATTCAGAAGTTGAAGAAGTCTGACTCGAACCACTACGAAACTGTGGCACGACAGGAACAGCTAATGTCCTTACAGGTAATGCTAATAAAACTAACAGCCAAAGTCTAGTCAATCGTAATACGAACAGTAGTAGAGCCAATACAACTTGTCCCGCTACCTCCTGCTGTACAGGTATGGATTCCTGATGAAACTGATGTTAAAGCTAAGTTTCCTGCTGTACCTCCTGAGATAACAGTAGTCTGACCACCAAGAACAGGAAGAGTTGCTATTCCGCTTGATGGAGTGATTGCAGTTTGAGATCCGTCTCCAGCTTGGTAACTTTCGCTAAGAGAGAAAGCAGATCCAGCAGTTGTTACTGTTTTATTTGTATGAACTACGTTTGGTACACCAGAATTATCAAAACTTCCAAGATTTAATCCACCGATTCCATTAGTAACAACATTATCTCCTGTTCCTGTAGATGTAGTGATATTGTTTCCGCTTATGCTGTAGCTAGATGGTGCAGCATTTGTAATTACATAAGGTGAGTCTATGGATATTTGTGCAGAGGTTACAAACTCTTGTTTTATATTGGCAAAAGCAGCCGTTGGCAAAAATAAAAGTAAAGCAAATAGTTTTTTCATTTGATACCTACTTTAGAGTTCTTGTTATCTACTATATTAACCTTACCAAGTTTCTTTTTGCCATTTGTAGCGGATTTTACTTGTAGACCCATGTTTGACATTACTGCTGAAAGCAATCCAGCCGCGAAGGTGGTATCAATTTGTCGGGTTGAATTTCCAAAGTACGCAAAAGAAATGACCCCCAAACTCCAAAAAAGTATAATCATCTGGACAAGGTTTGAAAGTATTGAATTACCTTGTTGCGGTTCTTCCTGTTCTACTTCTTTGGTAGTATCTTCAGCCATAACATTAAGGTTTCTTGTCTAATACTAGCAATCTAGCTATGTTTGGAAAAACTAACAAACTATGTCTAAGTTTCTAATCAACTTATTTATCAGATTTGGTAAGTCTGAATCTCTTCGTAAAGCTGCTTTGAATCTTTTAAAAGATCTTGCACAAAAATCTGACAATGATGTTGATGATGCCATTGTCAAAATGATTGAAGAAAAATTATTTCCAGTAAAATGAAAATTACCAAATTTCTCAACATAGACATAGAACCAGCACCTTTAGAAATGAAATTAGATGTTGAAATGCGTTGTAGAGAAATAATGGCAAGTAATGAAATTAATGATATAAAAAAATATTGCACACATCTTGTCAGGCATAAACTAGAACAAGATGTATTCTTAGCTTCTATGTTAAATAGATTGATAGAGTTAGAAGCTGCTGCTGTAGTAAAAGAAGTCAGAAAGAAAAAGAAAACTAATCCGATAAAGAAGTTTTTTCATATTCCTTAATATACTTATCCTCGAAGTCTCTGATAAACATTTTTTCAGTTTTATCAACTTCATAATTAAATTTAAGAACTGCTGTTCTTATATGTTCTGCAACCCAACGACCCTCTTCAAAAACAACTTGAGCTTTACCATTATCTTTGATAAAAACATAATGGTCTTGTCCTTTTAGTTGAACATCTAATAAATTTTTTTCTAAATCTTTGCGTCTAATTTCTTTAAGTTTGCGTAATTTTTTAATAGAAGGATTTGGACTTTTACTCATTTTTGATAACCAGAAGGAGGTGGTGTAAGCCAGTAGCGTACACCATCTATAATTTTAAAATGAATCTTCAAGTTAGGATCTAATTTTAAGTATTCATTCTGTTTACTGTTAGAAAGGTAGTTCATCTGTTGATGGTGCATCCTCTATCTTTTGTGGATTAATGTTACCAAATAATCCGTACTGTCCATCCAAGCCTTTAGCGTTGACATATATACATTGAGTTTTAACTTTCTCTTTCTTTTTGAAATCATAAACCTCGCCCTGTTTTTGTTTGGTGTAACTTAGTGCTTTTAAATGATCTATGAATTGGTCAAGAGATGCAACTGGTATTGTGAGAGTCAACACTTTTGCTTCATCATCGTCATTGAATCTATCTTCTCCTATTGACCATTTGATAGGTAGGGAGAGTGCTGGATTAAAGTCAGCCATAATTAAAAAAGTCTTTTAGTAAATTGTTTAGAAATGAATTTATAGAGAGATTGTTCGACTTACAATGCTCTCTGATTAAAGAAGCAAGATCATCATTAGTACGCACCCCAAATACGTTTCTATTCCAATCTTTACGCTGATCTGCCCGTCTTTGTTCAAGTTGTCTCATAATCTCTTGACCAGAGAACTCAGCTTCTTCTGATGTCATTAGTTGTCAGCTATCTTTGATATAGCATGACTTAGAAACTCTCCATGTCTAGCTTCTGTAATGAATCCTGTAAGTTTTGGAACTTTAAACTCCTTGATGAAAGAAGCAGCAATTTCTTTTGCTTTATCAGGATTGGTTTTCATTAACTCCTTAAGCTGATCTGTAATAAGAGTTCTAGCTTCAGTAGTGATTGGGGGATTTGATTCGGCTTGCTTTGATACAGGCTCAAGTTTTTGATTAGGCTTGGTATGAGTTCTGTCAGTGCCAGGTTCTTTAGTAGGAGGAGCATTTTCTTCTTCATCTCCTTTAACTTCAACTCTAGCCCATAGTTCAAAGGCATCGCCAAAGGAATAACAGGCACAGGCACATAAACATCTTCTATGAGAGTTTTGAATGTCATTAGCTGTAATTTCATTAAACTTAACTGTATTGTTATTTCTAACTGTGACAGCGTAAGGATAAAGAGGAAGTCTGATTCCTGTAAATACATTTTGAAAGAATCCCATTAAGTAACCTGTACCATCTGGAGCTTTCCATACAAATCCTCCCTCTGGACTAGGCTCTAAAGCAAAATACCAGTTAGGAGCATTTTCTCTGATTCTTTGGGCTGTTTTAGCCCATTGGCTGTAATCAAATTTGCCTTTTTTGTAGATGTCTCCTTTTGTAAGAATCCCACCCAAATTAGGAATTGAATGAGTTTCTATTTTAGGATCATCTAAATCGTTTTCTGTGGTCATTAGTTAGATGTACTAAACTATTAAATTATATACCTTATATAATGTTTACTGCAAGTTTATTGCAATGCAGCTTGTAATAAAGTATTGAATTGTTCTGGTGTCAACACCATTCGCCATTGTCCTCCTCTAAACCTGACCATACTCGCAACAAAGTCTACACCTGCATTTTCTCTTTGCACTTCAACTTCTCTAGGCTTAACAAGACAGGCTTGAGATTTATCTTTCCAATCCGCTACCTGTATTACGCAGTTTGGTACACCATGAATATCTCCAACATCTCCAGGAATCCCTGCTGATAAATTTCTTTGACAATCAAAACCAGTAATTTCAGTTAAAAGTTCTGCTGCTTCTCTTTCTGCTTTATCTCCTTTACGTTTCTTTGGATTTGTCATCCTTGTAAATCTGCTATACGTTTATCTAATTCTTGAATCCTAATATTATATTGCTGATCTGTTATCTCTTGTCTGAACCAGCTATCTCCTAGAGCAGCCACTTCATTCTGTAATCTTGTGATTAAATATTTTTTTCTTCTATCTAGTTCTCTGTAGAAACATTTCATTTTTTACTACCCCATTTCTTCATAACTTTATTTTTAAGCTGTTCTTTCTTTTGTCTCGTAATTGTTAAAAAACAATCATCAAGTTCATCTATTAGACCATCAAACTCTGCCTGATCTGACATTGCTAGTGATCTTTGGAAGTTAACAATGGAAGCTCTTAGTAATTTTAAATCTCTACCTGAAACATCAAGTATGTATCTCATAATTAAAAAATAGATAATTGTTCTACAACAACAGGAAGTTTGTTTTCATCTCCCCATTGATCTGCCATCGCAGATGCAATACCAGTATAAAATTTACTTCTTTCCTTGCCTTTCCCACTGCCAAGCCACCATATTCTCTTGGAAATTCTGTCGGGCAGAAGTTTTGTTTCCTCAAGAACATTATCTGTCTCTCTCAACAGAGGCAGATTTTTCAGCCACAAGCAGGTCTTTTTATATTCCATATGTCCAAACTGATATGGATTTATGGTCTGATCCGCTTCTCTTATATGTGAAGAGATGACAGAGACTGGATTCTCAATACATATTCTCTTTATTGGTGCTGTCATCAATTTCTGTACAAAATCAAGTGCGTTTTCTCTCAGAAACATCGGTTTTTTACCCTCTGTGAACCATCTCGCACCTGACACCGAAAGATGTGTACAGGGTGGATGTGCGATCATCAGATCCCAGCCTTTATGTAACTGTTCAAGTGCATCTCCCCTTATATGATTTCCCTCTGATTCGGTATCAAGAATATCGCAAGACCAAGCATCATGTCCCTTTGCTGCAAAAGCATCTCTGACAATACCAGAATATTCACAGGCAACTAATACTTTCATCTTTTAGTCCATTCATCAATAAGTTTTCTTAACTCAGCTATACGTTTCTGAGCAGCTTCTATTCTTTGTTCTTTAGTCATTGCTTCAACTCTTCCATGAGATCAGTAATTTGTTCCTTGGTATAACCAAACTGGTCTATAAGTTTGTTATAGGCAAAATACCTGTTCTTTCCATTTTTTGAAAATAAATTACTTACACATTCACTTTCAAAACTTTTCACAATCCATTTAGGTTTGATCTTTAATTTTTTACAAAATTCATCATCTTTTCTTGGTATCCAAAATTCATATGTTGTTTCAGAATAAGGATCATAAAAGACCTGACCTTCGTATGGATCACTAGGAAATTGTGGCATTGATTTCTCCTATTTAAAAGTTGTCTGTAGTTGTCCTAACTTAAATAATTTTTCAGAATATTTATCCCAATTTGTCTTATTTTGTGTGGGTAGTATGTGATCTGCATAAAGAAAAACCTGATCTTTATTATCATCATTATCCCAACTTAAAAAGATTCTAGTTTTTTTTGTTAATTTTTTTATCCTTACATAAGAAGGCATATCTTCATACCAAACGTGTTTTTGACCTTCATTACCTATGTTTGGAGAAATAGTGTAATCATCTCTACTTCCATAAATTGAAAAAGATAGCGGTTGATATTTTCTGTTTAAAATTACATAACCACCAATTTTATCCTTTGCTCTCATTAAACAATAAGGATACAAGTCTCTTCTGAAAAAACTTGTTAATTTATCAAATGACATTAAAATAACTC